TGTTTTCCAAAATAATCTCTTCTATCTTCATAAAGATTTAAATATGGATTATAAATAGTATGATCATTTGTTTTTTCTCCATAAGTATATTTATAATCAAGAAATTGGAAATTATAGTATCCTCTGAAATCTGTAATAGGAACATCATCATAAAAAATTGATCTTGTTTCTGGATTAGATAATGTTTGTGAATATGGTTGAAAAGTAACTTTAGAATATCCAATATCTCCAGTATTTTTACCACTAAGATCTGGAATATAAATTCCAGATACAAATCCTTCAATTGGTCCTTCACTTATTAAATCTAAAATATTTACTTGTGTTATAGAATTATAAGCTCTACTATCTTTAAATGTTTGTGGAACAGCATCTTCTGTAGCTTTAACTGCACTTGATCTAAATATTGTTCTAAAATCTGGACCGCCTCTCTCAAGATTTGCTCTTTCTAGACCAGTAACGCTTGACGAGTCAAATCTTTGAATAGTATTTCCACTTAAAACTGCCATTGGAGTAAAAACGGTATAATAACCACTTGGTCCATATTTATAAGCTATTGTTGATTGAGTGCTACCTAAAGGAAGAGTACTTCCACTAAAAGATAAAGAAATTGCGCCTCCATCTAAATCTTGAGCTGTACTTTCTGGAAAATTATAACCACAAGTACCCATCCCAAAATTTCCTGGAAAAAGGAGATACTCTAAACCATCAGCATATTTATTTGCATTACCCATATTAGAAAGGAAGACTGTTTAAAGATTCTTTCGAAATTAAATAACATTTATTATTAAATAAATATTGATTACTTCCAGTAAAACTTATTTCTAAAGTTGAACTATCATAACTCGCTAAATATGCTCTATATAAAATATCATAATTGCTAAATACATTATTTCCACCTACAACTAATTCTCCATATCCTATTGGAACCGCGCCTCCTTCTCCTACTGTATTTACTGGACCATTAAAAAGATAAGACGTTGGACCACCAGCTTCTCCTTCGCCAGCGATTGGATTGACTTGTTGTGCTGTGAATGGTACGCTAGGAGGTGGTTTTGAAAGCAATTGACTAGTTCCTGCTGCAACTAATCCTAGTCCTGCAAAACCAATTGCAACTGCAGGTAATACAAAAGGCGTAAATACAGCTAAAGCTACTGCGCCAATTACAGCAAATGCACCAAGAACAATTTTAGCGATTCCACCTCCAAAAAATCCACCCGACCCTATAATTGATGGTACAATATCTATTGTTTGTACTTTGCCTTTTATATTTAAACAAAATTCAGAATTTTTAATTTCTTCTATATTTTTAAAATCTTTACTTTCTGTAAATAAATTATTATTATCAACTAAAATTTCATATTCATATTCATCTTTATAATCAATTAGCCATTTTCTTAATTTTTTAGTATTGACATCTATCGCTCTAAGCGCTTCAGATACAGTAGATACATCTAAATCCCAGGATTCGCCAATATCTTGTCCTAATTTACCATGTAAATTTACTCTTATCATATTATACCTTTCTATATACTAACTCCGTATGCCTCTTATAGAAATTACAATAATTTTCTATTTTTGAGAAACTAAGCATTGGTTGATGCAATATTTTATTATTTCCAAGGTATAGAGCGAAATGTTTACCTAAATTATTTTGTAAAATCAAAATATCATTTTTTTCTAAGGATTCTTTATTTTCTATAATCTTAAATCCTTTTTTCTCAAAAAAATTTAAAGATAAATTTTCATTAAAAACATTTTGAGCTTGAATAAAATCGTTATAATGAATTAAAGCTGAAATATCTATATTTAATTCATTTTTTAAAAAATCTTTAATTAATGTATAGCAATCATATTTTCCTATTTCAAAATATCTCCCAATATAACTTTTATTTATATTTATTGGTTCATAAATTTTAAATATTTTTTTATTTAAATTATACATTATGATTGGTAGGCAAAGATTTTCAGAACAAGCAATATCTTGCTCACTTAAATTTTCATTATCATTTATATGAGTATGGTAAATATAAAGAATTTTATCTGCATAATTTTTTATTTTTATATAATCTATCGATGATATCATAAAATTTTCTTTTTTATTTTTTGCAATATTTTTACATGGTACGCATATAAAATTATTATTTTTTAAAATTATAAAACCACAAATTTCTTCATTTGAATTTTTTAAAGATTCATTTATAATAAAATTTTTATTTTTTTTATCAATCATATTAAATTTGCGGTTGATTTGTCCCAGGAAATCCACCAAAAGGTAAAAATCCATTTAAATAATTTCCTTGATAATCTTTTGGTATGCCATGAGCCCGTTCTGATAATGGATCTTCTGCTCCTGGTCTTCTTGGAAAAAGAAATCCTGTATTTGAAGAATTATATCTAAATAAAGAAAGTTCTCCAGTAGTGTATAATCTTGAGAGTCTAAGAGCAAATTGATTATAAGTTTCTCCATTTCTACTGGTTGGCCATATTACTGGTCTAAATGCTGGATTTTTTAACCATCTAGATCTGCATGAAGAAATACTTTTACCACATGAATCTCCTATCCAATAATTAATGTTTGGTGGAGCATTAAATACGTTAGATGTATGATTATTAATACATACATAATAAAATTTTAATCCATTATTTTCAAAATAAACAAAATCGCCAGAAATATAATTTCCACTTTGTTGCCATAAACCAGAATTACCTAATCCTCCGCTTAAGCGAAATATCGCTCCAGTACTAATTCCAGTCGTTGCAAAAACTCCACCTATAAACAATTGATCATTTGCTGTTGCAACTGGAGGTGCAGTCTCTAAACCTCTAATTACTCTAGGATCAGTAGTATTTGCATAAATTCCACTATGCAGATACGTTAACCTGCTATTATATTCATAAATACATCCTTCTCCTCTATATTGAAATGGGCATCTATTAGATAAAATTGTACGCGCAGGAAGAACTACATTTTCGACATCTAATACTGAGGCTAATTGATATTCGATTACATCTCTATTTTCTATTGTTTTTCTATCAATATAATAAATATCTTTAGGTAATTCTATTTCATAGATTCCAGTATTTGGATTATATGGATTTACATTTCCAGAAAAATTTATGCCATCTAAATATTTTAAAAAAGTTTTAATTCTAGTAAATTTTGCTCCGATAATATCTCCTAAAGATTGAATTTGCATTCTTATATATTTATAAAATGAATTATAAGAATTATCTGGTGATAAATTTGATATTGAAATTTTAGGAGTAGGTAAAGTTCCTGCAGAAGAATATTCGAATCCTTCTGCGAAAATTGGAAATGGGTAATAATAGTTACCTTGCCATTTTATAGTACCATATGGATTTGAGGTAATATTAAATAAATTATAATCATTATATATTCTAAAAATGCTATTATTTATTGGTTGAGTGTTAGTTGTTGATTGATTTTGGTTATAATTAATTATTGATGGGGCAATTTTAGAAAGATCTATTTCATAAAATTGAATTTGCGTAGATGGAGTTAATGAAGCTATTTCTTTATTTAAAGAAGAGCTTCCGCTTACAACAAGATTATAAATTTCTGAAGAAGTTGGCATAATTAAAAATTAAATAGGTACTTCTATAAATTTTGCTTCAATTGTATAATTATTATAAGAAATATATGAAGGAGACCATTCTGGACAAATAAATCTTGTGGTTAAATTTGATGAAGATTTTGAAAAAATAGTTGGAATATTATATATGAAACTTTCTTGTACGTTTCTTTGTTTTAAAAAATGAAGAATTGAAACTGTTTCTAATTCTGATCGGTTTTCAAATGCTAAATTAAATTCAATTAAGTTATTATTTAAACCATCAACAATTCTTTGTTCATATCCATTTCCAAATTTATTGATCTTAATTCTTGGATTAACATTAATTTTAGCATTATATGAGGGTTTCCACCAAAAATTAGGTATTAAATTTCCATTTAAAATAATATATCCATCCCAATCAACTTGAAGATTAGTAGGAGTTACTGGATTATTCCCTGCTCCTACATTAGAATCAATTATTGAATAATAATATTTACTATCACTACCAAGCACTATACTGTACTTATTATAAGTAGTAGACTGGTCCCAAGTCGGAACTGTATCATATATACTAGCCATATACCTTTTACCTCTTATATTTTACACTTAAAAGTAGTGTAATTATAATTAATGTTTAATGTATATTCTATAGAAAATCAGAACTTTTATCTAAATGATTCTTTAATATCTGGAATCCAAAGTTTAGGAATTAGTTATGATAATAATATAAATCCTTCTATAGCCATCGATAATTCTAATTTGAATTATTTTGTAGGTAAACCAGTTACAGCGAATCTTGATTTAGCCTATATATTAAGTTCTAATGATAGATTTATAAGTTATACTGGCTCTAATTCATTTAGTGGTAAAGTTGAGTATGGTAACAATTATTTTACATTTTCAAGTGGATATTTAACAAATTACTCTTTAAATTATAAATTTGGTGAATATCCCGAAGTTAATACAAAAAGTTTTATTTTAGGTGAACTTGGAAATACTTCTGGTACTTTTTCTTATACTCCAAAAGTTTTAAATAATTTTGATATTGGTGATAATTGTTATGTAGATTTAAATTTAGCGGAAGCAGATCAAAATAATAGATTAGAATCATTTCGAATAAATATAGATATTCCAAGGGCAACAGTTTATACTATTGGAAATTATTTACCAACAAATGTAATCGTAAAATATCCAATTTCTATATCTTTAAATTTTCAATTTTCTATGAGTAATTATACTCAAGAAAAAGTAACGAATATTTTTACTGGTATTGCCTCTAGAAATTTAACTTTAAATTTCAAAAAATATGGCACAAATCAAAACTTGTTATCTTTAAATTTATCAAATCTAATAAATAGTGAAACTCAATTAAGATATAGTACATCTGATGATGCTAAATTAAATCTCAATTTTCAAACATATATCTTAAGCGGAATATAAAATTAATAGAAATATTATTTATATTATATATAATATTAATATATGACATTTCAAAAATTATTAGATTCTCAGGCATTTTTTAATATTTTTATTAAAAATGATATTTTTTTTAATTCTTTAAAACAAAAATTTCCAGAAATTTTAGCAGATCTTACTAGTTCTAGAAATAATCCAAATTGTTCATGTAAAAATCGAGTAAAAGCTTATTTGGAATCAAAAATTACTAATGAAGTAAATTATTTTAACGATTTAATAAATATTGAAGAAATTAAAAAATTAATATCAGAAAAAAACGAAGAAATTATAAATTCTATTCCATCAAAACTAAGTCATCTTGATCAAATATATAATTTGCATAAAAATAGTGGTGGAAAAATATTTCAAATTGGCAAAACCGAACAAGATTGGGCAAATCTTGCTAAAAAAATAACAGATGAAAGAATCAATTTTAAATCTTTTTCTATTATTGAAAAAGAAGATAAATTAGTGGTTTATTTTATTTAAATGTTTTATCAATTTTTATTGTATTTATTTCTTTGTTTAGCAGTAACTTATGCTTGGAGTGATACGCAAATCGCTATACCATTTCGTAATTTTATAGCAAAAATACCTTATATTCATAAACCATTGCTTTGTCATGAGTGCTCTAGCTTTTGGATATCTTTAGCTATTAGTTTTTTTATTAATCCATTTGTTGAATTAACTTATCCTTATTTTAGCAATATATTTAGTGCTTTTTGTGGATTTTTTATTAATCTTTACTTTGTTAGGAATCAACTTGTCAGGTATAAAGATTATTAATCTTTCACTTTCTTAAGTCTATCAATTAGTTCGAATATTTTAACTTTTGATATATCTGAAATAGAGTTAATATTCTCTGCATTTTCAAATTTTTCTTTGATAAGCCTTTTTTTAAGACTTTCAAAATTAACACCTTTATCTTTCATAACTTTTTCAAGTAATGCTTGAGGGGATGTAGGATTTTCATTAATAAATGAAGAATCATCGATAAGCTTTGCATCCCCTAATTCTTCTTGAGAAACAATATTAATTTTTAAGAAATTACGTACACAACGAACAAATGCTCTATTCTCCGCAATTGCAGCCAAAAAGAATCTAGCAAAACTCTTTGTATTATTTATAGTAGCGTCAGCAAGAGATTCAAAAACTACTTCTCTTCCTCCAGTTTCATAATTTGGTAGCCAAGTAATCCTACAACTCGTTGCAAAATAGCTTTCAGATGCTGCTACCACTTTGTATTCTACGCTAGTATAGCCTCTAATTTGAGCTAATTCTTTGATTCCACCTAAAAGTATTAAAAGATCTTTATCTTGGAGCTTTGAAACATCTGTTTCTTGAGTTTTTTGACGATTAGGAACAAGATGTTCTACTTTGACCATCTTGCGCCAATTAATTGTTCCATCATCATTAAATATATAATTAAGATTGGTATCTTCAACCAGACCATATTGATTTCTAGTAATCAAGTTTGGAGGTATAACTTTATTTGTAATTTGCTCTTGCTGAATAGCAGTTACTCCTTCGAATAACTCTGAACTACCAATTGAAATAGTATTTTCTTCTGATTTAATTTTAGGGCTCATTTAGTAATGATACTATACATTGTATATTAAGTCAACTTAAAAATATAGAAATTATCGGCTTCTTTCCAAAATTCTGGATCATCTACTACTTTATCTCCATTTTTATTAATCCAATCATATCTAGAGATAAATTTACCTTCTGCCCCATATAATGTTCTTGAAGATTTGTAATGAAGATTATTTATATTTTTAATATTAAAATCTTCTTTTGTTTTATGTTTTTTATTTATAATTAAATTATAGTCGAGATAATCTAATTTAAATTTATTTAAAACTTCTTCAGCCAAAAATGAAAGCAATATATAATTTATAGAATTTATTTTTAATAATTTTACAAAATTAGGACTATTTTCTTCTTCTATTATATAAATTATTTGATTTATATTGCTTTTGTATTTTTCAATTATTTCCTTTTTAATTGGTTTATTTGTAAATATAATACATTTTTTCTGCTGTAATAATTGTTCTAAAACTATTTCATTAAAGCAGTAATCCATTCTGACGATAGGATTTTCTACTAGAAAATTAGTTAAATTAATATTATCTTCTGGAATTATTTCATAGCTTTGTAGATTATAATCAGAACCAAAATTAATTGTTTCTTTATTGTTATTAAATTTAATATTTAAAAGTTTTAATACTGAATAAGCTATTTCTTCTGGTTTTATATTATTGATACTTTTAGGATTTTCTTCTGCGGAATAAGATGGTTTTTTATCTCTATTAGAAGATATTAATATTTTATCTTGTTTTTTTGTCCAATATGGGCAAGCATTTTCAATATTGCTATTACTATAAAGTGCTACTATTTTTTTATCATAACCAGAAGCAATATGTACGCCAAAACTATCTGCACCTAAATGAAGAATTGAATTTTTTATTATATATGCTGCTTGATTTATAGTTGTTTGACCACCTAAAAACGCAGTATTTAAAAATTGTTTATCATTTTTTGTTCCAATTTGGACAATTTTAATATTATATTCTTCTAAATATGGAATTAATATTTCTAATACTTCTTGCCAATAATCATAATTTTTAGAATTATATTTACTAAAAGGTTGAAAACATATATATTTTTCTATTGGTAATGGAAAAAATTTTTCATAAATAAAAGGTTTTCCAATTTTAACCCCACAAGATGTTGCGTATCTTTCAATTAAATGCATATTAATCCTTTATATTGAATTGTATATTAGTTTTACCATTATGTAAATAATCTAAAAATCTTTGTGTACCTGCGTGTGGCAAAAATGCTATTTCAAAATAACCTTTATGATCTTGAGATCCTTCTAGCCAAATTAATTGATCCATTTGAGGTATATAATTTAAAAGTCTATGAATATGAGGATTTCCATCTAATATTTCAAAATATTCCTGCTTTACAGCAACATAAAGATTATATTCTGGATATTGTTTTTTAATATTTTCGAATAAAGAAGTAGATAAAAATATATCTCCTATGCTTTCTGGCATTACATATAAAATTCTTTTACCTTTATCATTTTGATCTAATAAGTCTTCAAAATTAATTTTCTTTAATTTTTGATTTTCTTGTACGGCTACATTTCTAAAATAATTTTCAATGTCTTGTCTTTTAGCACCCTTTGATAATTCGTTCATCCAATATTTACAACCATCATCATTTTGATCAACCTCTTTCATTTTCAAAATATTATGATACATAAATAATAACCACTCAATATTATTTGGAATTTCTGGAATTTGGAAATATGGATCTTTTTCTTCTTTGCTTTCTGAAATTTTTGACCAATCTATAAATTCTTTGCTATCAATAAATGATTCTATTTGTTTGCATATATTTTCTACACCAAAGTTTTTAATTGTCCATTCTCTAGCCTTTGCTCCCATTTCTTTTCTTTTTTGAATTGGCATTTTATAAACAATATTTAAATTTTTTGCTATTGACTCTGGAGATGTTGAAGCTTTAATAAACTCTGTTCCATGTTCTCTATATTCTGACCACTCAAGAGATAATGAATGAGCTTCTTTTTCGCACATTTCTTCTCCACAGCTATAATTTGTAACTAATGTAATAAGCTCTGTTAATTTTGCTTCTTGAATTGGTATTTCTTGTCCACCACTAGTAAATGGATGACAGTATACATCCATTAAATTATAAATTTCATTTAATTTTTCTTCTGATACTCCTAATCCAACGTTTGTAGTTATTTGAGTTTTTTGACTTTTACAAAATCTGCAATTTAAATCTTGACCACTAAAAGGTTTTACTTCATATTCTCCGCAATCTTTACATACATAAGTAGTTAATATTTCTTGTGGATTTACTCCAATTTCACCAGCTAATTTATGTATGTTCCAACCTTCTCCCCAATGAGTATGGAGAAGAAGGTATGTATTTTTAATCTCTGGATTTTGTTTTTTCCATAGCGCATATCCTTGAAGCAAATTAGGAACACTTTTTCTTAATTGATTTCTAAAAACAAAACCTATAACAAATGCGTCTGGAGCTATATTATTTCTTTTTCTAAGTTGATTTCTATCAAAATCAGAAAGTCTGTAAAAATCTTTATTTTCTAATGCTCCATGAAGAGTTTTTACGTGAGGAAATCCAAGTTTATGCAAAGCTTTTGTAGCAAAATCACTCCAAATCCAATAATTTTTTACTTTTCTTGCCGCTTGTATTGCCGATTCAAGAATTGGTAAAGAATCTAATGTTGTCCATATAACAGAATTGATTTTATTAAACCAAGGCTTTTCTATTGCAAAATCTACTCCCCAAATATCTTGGACTGCAATATAAACATCTGGTTTTTCTTCATTAATTACCTTGTCTAAAAGATGTGCTCCATAACTAGCCATTCTAGCTAAGTGTGGATCTCTATTTAATTGATCTAATTCTTGTTGAGTATTTGGTAAAGAGCCTACTGTTTTCCAAGGAGTTTTACCAAAATCTGGATGATTATAAGTCATCCCACATGCATAGTGTACAATATCGTATTTATTTTTTAAATATAAATTTTTTAATATAGCCTTAGCACTTCTTCCAAAGCCTGTTTTAGCTAAAGAAAAATCAGTTTGTATTAAAATTTTCTTTTTTCTGTCCATTACCAGAGTTCGCTGTCTTCTTGGTTATCAGGATTAACTTCTTTAGTATCTTTTGTTGAATTTTTAGCCTTTTTAATCGCTTCAATTCTTTGAGCCTCGAAAACAGAATTTAAAGAGTAAGTTAAAAATTCTTTTAAAAGTCTAGCTTCGTTAAAATAAAATCCAATTAAATATGATTGTTTATTTTCAACATTTTGCTTATCTTCTTTATTGACACTATATGAAAAACCTACTTGTTTTTCATCTTTAATATAAGGCGCAAGTTTAATTTTTGTAATTTGTTTTTCAGAAGTATGATATGCTGAAAACTCTACATTTCTTTCTAGAGCATCAAGAAGTCCAGCTGCTTCTGTAAGTGAAAATTTAACTTTAACACTTTTATTAGGATTATTTTGATTTTCTGAAAAAGATCCGATTTTTTTGGCATCGTTCCAAGAACTTTGCTTAATTAATGATCCCCATACTGAATTATCTTTAGAATTTACGCTGAAACTACAAGCTGTGCCTGTATTTTTACTATTTGGTTTATAAAATGATATCATATTA